CTTTTTTGTTTCTGGGCATCATTTTAAATGCATATTGAAATTGTCTTTTTGGAACACCTTTAAATGCAAGTTCCATCTGTGGTGCTTTTATGAACCCTCTTTGCATATCAACTGCCTCTGAGGCACCTTGTAAGCCAGGTATCATATCTATTGCACCCAATCCAGCTTTAATTAAACCATCACCTAATTCTGGCCCCAATCTTTTAAGTGCTTTTTCTGCAACATCCATTGCGGCATTTTGTGCTTGCATTTCTTGATATGCTAGTGCTGCTATGTTTGCAGCTGCACCTATTTCTGTATCTGTATAATTTGTATTATAAGATACTTGAACAGTAGGTGGCATATACATGGTTATGTTAGTTGCTATTCTGGTTGTTGCTGGTCGTATACTTGTTACTGTTGTTGATGCTTGATCTAATGCTTTATTTAATTCTCTTATTGCCTGTGCATCTCTTCTTTTTTGTTCAGCTTTAGCAATATCTGCCCTTTCTCTCTCAAATGGATTAGTTGATGAAATATTTTCTTGTGGGACATCTCCTAGTTGGGCAGCAGCTTTTTTCATAGCATTGGGGCCCTCATTCGCAATGGCCCGTTTTTCTGCCATGCTAAGTTTTACATTTTTTTGTTCTCTTGCTGTAAATATTATGTAATGTCCATGATTACCTGTCTCAACCCCAGCCTCTACATCTATTGGAAAAGTTAAGTTTTTAGTTTTGAACTTACCACTGAAAGTATTTAATCCAGCAAGGTCAGAAAAATCTGAACCACCTCTGGCATCTGGAAACAATCCAGAACGAATGTTCCCTGCTACTCTTTTGAGTGCTCTACCAGCAATTCCCTGTGCAGCACCTCTTAGTACGTCTAAAGCCATTTATAAATACTCCTATACCGTTTATTTATAAAGAAAGTCATGGCATACAGAGGAAGATACATACCATCAAATCCTAAAAAGTATAAAGGTGATCCATCAAGAATTATCTATCGTTCTTTGTGGGAACGTAAACTCATGGTGTATTGTGATAGGAATGAAAAGGTTTTAGAGTGGGGTAGTGAAGAAGTCATTATACCTTACCTATCTCCGTGGGATAATAAGGTGCATAGATATTTCCCAGACTTCTATATGAAAGTCAAGCAAAATAGTGGTGGTACAAAAAAGTTCATCATTGAGGTCAAACCAAAATATCAGTGTAAACCACCAGTAAAAAATCCAAAACGAAAAACAAAAAAATGGTATAACGATGTCAAGAACTACGTTATCAACGAAGCCAAGTGGAAGTCTGCAAATGAGTTTTGTCTGGACAATGGTATGGAATTTAAGATACTGACTGAGGATCATCTTAATCCTAAGTATAAATAGTAATATGGCACAGAGTAAATTTATACAATCAGTCGTGAAGGCTGCAAAGGGTAGACCAAGATCTACAGAGTGGTATCGTGAAAAAATAAAAGAGTTTGGTAAGCCTGGTGCAATGGACTTAATTCGTGATGGTAAAAGAGACAATGAACCATTTTTTGGTAGATTAAATATGTTCTTTTATGATCCTAAATATAAAAAGACATTACCATATTACGATACTTTTCCTTTGGTGTTACCATTAGAAAATTACCCAGATGGGTTTCTGGGAATCAATCTACACTATCTACCAATGAACCTAAGAATAAGACTGTTAGATAGACTGGTGGATTATAGTAACAACACAAAGTTTGACGAGAGCACAAGACTTGCAGTAGATTATAGTAAATTAAAAAATATAAATTTGATTAAACCGACACTTAAACGATATCTTGCTGGTAGGGTAAAGACACAGTTTCGTAGAATAGATGCAGATGAGTTTACAGTCGCAGCACTATTACCAGTTGCAAGATTTAAGAAGGCTTCTGCATCAGAGGTATACAAAGATAGTAGGGCAATGATATGAGTTTATTTAACACGAATGGATTAACAGACGCACTTGCGTATGGAACTTTAAATGAGATACTAGGTCTGGGTAACGGCACAGATGGTATGTCTAGAAAAAACCGTTATGAAGTAACACTGTATCCACCAACTGGTGCAAGAGGTTCTAGGGGAAATACGACAAATGTGTTTTCTAAAATCATGGGTGACTTACTTGGTGATGGAACTGTTCGTGCAACTGGTCTTCGTTGTGAAAACATATCCATGCCTGGACGTAACATGGACTCCACACCAGATACTAACATCTATGGGCCTGAAAGAGAAATCGTAACTGGTTATAGTTTTGGAGACATAAATGCCACGTTCCAGTGTTCAAGTGATATGAGAGAAAAGAAATACTGGGAGACATGGCAACGACTTACATATAATCCAAAAACATTTGATATAGGATATTATAACGATTATGTGGGGACTGTGGATATACACACATTAGACGAACAAGAAAATAGAAGATATGGGTGTAGACTTGTTGAGGCATGGCCTAAATCAATAGGGCCGCAACAACTTGCATATAACGACAACGACACATATCAAACAGTAGAAATAACGATTGCATATCGTTACTGGATAAACTTGACAGATGAATCAAGTGAACCTAGATCAATAGGTTCAAGAATTGCAGAGAGGGCGGTAGACACTGTAACGAGAAGAATTACTTCTCAAATACCATCAGTGATTAGAAGATTATAAAGGATGAAATATAATGGCACTACCAAGAGTCAATAATCCAACTTATACGTTGGAATTACCATCAACTGGAAAACAAATAAAATATAGACCATTTTTAGTAAAAGAGCAAAAAGTTTTAATGATGGCTCAAGAAACTAAGAATGAAAATGAACTTGCAAATGCAATGGGTCAATTAGTTTCTGCTTGCACATTTGGAGAAATTGATGCAGACACATCACCCATGTTTGATATCGAATATATTTTTCTTAAAATAAGAACTAAGTCTGTAGGTTCTAATGTTAAATTAAATATTACTTGCCCAGATGATGGTGAAACACAAGTTAAATTTGATTTAGACCTTGACGAGGTTGAAGTCAATATGTTGGATGATCATACAAATGAAGCTCAGATAACAGATGATATAAAAATTATTTTTAGATATCCTGTCTTGCGAGATATTGCAAATCTGAAAGAAAACTCAAATGATGTAGATAGAATTTTTCATGTATTAGGTAAGTGTATTGATGAAATACATTTTGGTGATGATGTGTATCGTAAATCTGATATGACTGAAAATGATATTAATGATTTTATTGATCAGTTATCCTCACTTCAGTTTGAAAAACTTTCTGAATTTTTCAATGGCATGCCAAAACTTCGTCATGTAATTCAAGTAACAAATCCTAAAACAAAGAAAAAATCAGAGGTTGTTTTGGAGGGCCTCGAATCTTTTTTAGAGTGATGCTGTCCCATGACAGTTTATTTAATTACTATGAAACTAACTTTGCATTGATGCAACATCATAAATATAGTTTAACAGAACTAGATAATATGATACCGTGGGAAAGAGAAATATATGTTAACTTACTAGCAAAATGGATTAAAGAAGAAAACGAGAGAATAAAAGAAGAAGAGAGGAAATCAAGACGATGAGTGCTAAAAAATTAGAACCAGGCTCAAAATGGTCACATCTGGACAAAGATGGTGATGGTGTTGTCAGTGATGATGAAATTGCAATGGAAGAAAGAATGATTGAACT